GGCCGATAAGGATTTTACCAGCTGGGAAGTAAGGATCACGATAAACTTGGTAACGACCTGCCAATGAACCAACTTTCTCAATACCCATGTTGTACTGATCTTGCTCAGGAGCCGCGTTTGATACGTGGAAATATTCTAAATCGTCGAATACCGCAGAAACTTCTGAAGAAACAACAATCCAGTTAGCTCCACCTCTCAATGTGGTTTTATGGATTTGAGCAGAAATTTGGTTGATTTTGGTAACCAAAGTTTGGTTCCAGTCTTTCTGAGTGTAACCTTGAAGGGTTGCACCGCCAGATCCACCATATTTCCATTCGTTATAATCCCATTTTGCAGTCCATGCTGCACCTTTTCTCAAGTCACGTAAGATTTCACGGTCAACCTCAGCTGCAATTTGCTCAGATAACAATGCTGTTAACTCAGCCTCTGCATCGATGTTGTGGAATGCACTCACGTCTTGTGCTAATTCAGGAGACCAGCTAGCTCTTAACTTTCTTTCAGTAACAGATACTGTTACAGACTGAAGGTCGAAAGAAACTTCACCGATTTCATCTTCAAATTCTAAAGTATCATAAACTCTGAAAACTAACTGAACGTTAGCTGCGGTAAATGATGACGCAAAAATTGTGTTAGAGAAACCTGCGGTAGAAGAATAGTTCTGTGTATCAACCTGAATGTAGATTGTTCCTTCCTCATCACAAATATCATTATACTTACCTGTAGGGAAGTTACCTGAAGTTGCCTTCTGACCATACTCAACAATACCTTTACCGTATTTCTGAGTTACGATGTTGAAGTTCTTAGATACACCAGTTACATTAACAACTGCAGATGCTAAGAATTCTTCAGTATCCATTACGTTACCGTTAGGTCCTACTAATTTACCTTGAGCATCTTTTGAGAAACCTGTGAACTTAACAATCAATGATGATTGACCAGTACCACCTGTAATTGCAGATGCTGCAACGTTTGACACAGTACCACTTGAAAATGTTACGAAACTAACACCAGATAAAGTAACTGCAGAATACTGACCTTTTGAATAATCGAAAAGACCTGTATCAGGATCGTTACCATCACCAGCCTCATAGAAACGATCATACAAGTTTACACCAGTATAACCTTCTGCAGGATCTGTTGATGATGTGTTAGGCCATCCATAAGGATGATAATGTGCTCCTGCATTTCTTTCCTGAATTTTAGGAATGAAATAGAACAATTTACCGATAGGTAAGTTCATTGCCTGAACTGATACGATATCGTTAGCTAATAACTTAGAGAACACGCGTCTGATGATAGGGAATACAACAGTTTCGAAAGAACCTGATGCGTCCGCAACCGCAGCTTCGTTAATTAAGTAAGAAGCTTGGTTTTCATACAATTGTGCAATGTTATCTTTTTGGTGACCTTCTAATCCATCGAGGAAACCGAGGTCATCCCATTTTTTAATGGTATCTTCTTTGATAACACGAAGGTGCTTAAGACCGATGTTACCAACCATACCTGATTCTAATAATGCTCCCATTTTTAGTATTTGTTTTTTGTTTTATTGTTTATTTTATTTTTGCCATCAAGTCTTTCATTCTCTTAAACTGAGGATTTTCATATGCTTTTGACTCAGATAAGACTTCTTGTGAAGACGATGTTGATGGAGTGTTAGAGATTTTATCAACAACCGATTCAGTTACGGGTTTTTTGGTTTCTAATTCGGTTTTTAATGTACCATATAAATTTTTCGACTCATTCATTGAAGAAACTTTATCAAATCTCTTTAAAATGTTTAGTTTCTCCTGTTTTGTTGTTGAATGTTCTGTGAATAAACGAGTAGCGTAAGCGAGACTAGCGTTAAAGACTGCAACTTCATTTAGTTTATCTTTAAAAAGAACTAAAGCTTTTTTGTACTCTTGGTTTTGTTTTTTTAACTTAGATAATTCTTCGTTAACAACACCGGAGCCAGCCTTATACATCTTTTTACTAGGTAAACCTGATCTGTTTTGACCGCCTTTATTACCATGAGGATTTGACTTAGTCCTTGCGGCTTCAGTCGCCTCAACTTCTTTTTTAGAATCTTCTTCTTTTTCAGAAACCTCATCTTCATCTAACTCAATTTCATAAACTGTTTCAGGTGAATCTGTTTCATAAATTTCTTCTGAAAATTCTTCATCCGCAACATCTTCTTGGTCAAGTTTAATGATATACTCGTCATCACCCAAATCAAGATTAATATCCTCTCCGTCTTTTTTAACAACAATACCATCTTCTGGTTTCATCGCTTTGAAAACTTTAAGAACTTCTTCATCCGATGCGTCGGTCATATCAACAACATCATCATCAGGATCTATAGTGTCATCAGGTGAGATATCATCATTGGACACTTCATCTTCATCAGATACATCGTCATCGTCAGATACATCATCGTCGGATACTTCATCTTCATCAGATACATCGTCATCGTCAGATACTTCATCTTCAGAATCTATAGAATCGATGTTCTTGTCTGGGTCGTCGTTATCGAGGTCATCTTCATTTCCAGACTCATCTGGCATATCATCTGTCTCCTCTTCATCAGGTGTTGGTTGCTCAGAAACTTCTTCATCTGCAACTTTCTCCTCTTCTTCCAAAGATTCTTTCAGCAAATCATTTAGTTCTTGTTTCATAGTTGAAGCAAGTATACCTTTTGCATTTTGCTTTACAGCCTCCTCAAGTGTTTGAACTTGGAGTAACGCTTGTTCTAAAATTGATTTTTCGCTCATCTTTGATATATTTTATTATTCTATAAATATTATGTTTTTATAAAAAAACCTTATTTTCCAATATTTCAGACGGAATTATTTAATTATTTCTTTAAAAAACTGTCTAATCTGTTCATTAAACTTTTCATTTTATTGTCAACGATAGGTTTTTCATTAACAGATTCTTGATATTGATCCCTATCTGAAGGATCTTTAAAGATGTATGCACCGGGAGTTGATGGGGATGAAACTAAGTCGAAACAAACTAATTCGAAATCATCTTGTACAATGTTTTGTCCCTTTACATTTTTTAAAGAACCAACTCCACGAGATGAAATACCTAATGTAGCACCGTTCATTAATAACATTGCTGCTTGGTCTCCTTTAGTTGACACTATTCCCATTTTTTTCCATCCAGGAGAGGTGAATAGTTTAATTTTACCCATTAACATTTTGCCGTCCCACCAAGTTTCAAGAATAGAGTGAGAAACACGGTCTAAGTCAATTAATGAAGAAGATGGATGATTTAATTCGTTTAACGCTCCACCTTTTTTTATTATTTGTTGGTATTTTTCGTTCTCTCTTTTTAATATGACTTCAGGATAAAGTCTACCATTTTTATTTGGTGTGTCATATTTCTGTAAAACAGCATAAAGGATAAGGTCTTGTGAAAAGTCCATATCCTTCATTTCTGATATAATTTTTTTATTATCGTCTGGTGAAACGTGACCAGCGTCGTATTCTATTAAAATACCTCTACCAACATCATTAGGACCTAATATCTTCATTTATACTTTTATTCATATAAATACATCGAATTAAGTATTATTTTTTGGTTTTATTGAAATTGAATAATTTTTTGTCAGATAAACCAACATCAACGATTAATTTCATTAAGTTTTTTAAAGAATCTTTGATTTCTTTTGATTTAATATCAAATTGATTTTCTACATACAACGTAACCTCAAGGTTCATGAATGACTTTTTATTCATTTTTAACCCTTTAGTTCTAACATCTAAATCAACAATACATATTGATTTAAAATTTTTATCATTAAATTTTGAGACGATTTCTTTTATTACTCTTCTTGTCCTGAAAATTATCAATTCAAAATCCTCTGTTTCATTCATTGGTAATAACCATGAATTTAATTTTAAGTAAATTGTTTTTAGGTTTTTAAAATCTACTGTTCCATATCCAATTTTTACATTATTATATTCACCTAACTGAATATACTTTCCTGTTTTCATTAATTATTCATATTACATATATTTTATGGTGTTAATAAAAAATAATAAAAAATTAATTAAAAAACAAAAATCTTTATATATATTTGTATTATAAAATACAAAGAATGCTAATAGTTGAAGTAAATAGAGAAAAAAACATAGAATCTGCGTTAAGAGTCTATAAAAACAAAGTACAGAAAACCAAGTTGGTTCAGGAACTTAAAAAAAGAAAAGAGTTTGTAAAAGTTTCTGTTAAAAAAAGAAATGAAAAATTAAAAGCAATACATATCCAACGATTAAGAAATGGTCTTGAAGACTAATCTAAATCCGATTTCAATTGTTTTAATCTTATGTAATTAACTCTAGAAGTATTCATTTCTTGAATTTCATTTTTAACTTTGTTAAGTTTATCATTTAATTCAGTTTCACTACTTTCTGAAAGTAATTTTGATATTTTATCGTTTACCGATTCTTTTAAATCTTTAATTGACTTTTCTAAATCGTCATGATTTAGTGATAACACATTTTTTAATTCGTTCTTTTCATTTTCATTCAAACTTGAATCATATAGAACATTAAAATTGTTTGCTAAAACCGCATATAACAAATTTTCATTTTTAGAATGTGATTTAATTGTAGTTTCTACAATTTCTTTTTTAGATGTGAGGTAATTAACTAAATCTATTTTAGCTTTAACCTTATTTTCAATATTCAATAAGTTATCTTCTTCCATTAAACAATCTAAACTATCATATACTGAAATATTTTTTATTTGAACATCACCAATAGTCTCATTTATTTTATCCAAAAACTTTTTTAATGATTTTGATTTACCATTTAAAGATTTACTCAATTCTTCAACATAAAATTTTGCAGTTTCAGAATCACCGAAATATTTGTTTTCAATATTCTCATATAACACATAAGATTCTACAAAATCTTTATTCTCTTTTATTAATGATAATGTGTCTTTAATATACTTTTTATCTTGTTTAGTATATGAGTCACTTAGTTTTGAAACTATTTTACATTTTATTTTACCAAAAGTGTTCATCTTTAATCGTTTAAAATATCTTTTATTTTATTTTCTATTTCATAAATATTCTCTTGAGCCTTTTTAATATCAAATAAATCCTCAATAGTTGTCTCTTCACCTAACATACTTAATATGTTTCTTTTTTTGGATTCACTTAAAGGGGCTTCACCACCACCTTCACCGCCCGAAGGTGGGGGAGGACTTGATGGAGGAGCACCTCCTCCCATCATATCACCGCCAGGTACCGAACCCTCAGCACCACCAGCGGCTTCCATTTTCTTTCTCTCTTCTTCAGGTATTCCGTACTTAGTATCCACTTCATCAAATACACCAGAACGTTTTATCACATTTTGTGTATTTTGTAATTCAAATCCCATTGCTCTCTCAATTCTTTGTTGTTGTAAATCTAACATAACCTCACTATCACTCATACCAAGAATATTTTTCTTTGCCCATGTATGTGAAACAGGTAAAATACCAATGTTAGACTGGTCGGAAGTAGCATCTTTATATAAAGTTATTTTTTCCTTCCATTGTTCAATACGTAATAAATCAGATTGTGCTGATGGATTCGTTAACGATAATGCGAAATTATTTAACTCATCTTCTAAACCCATCAAATACAAATGTATTAATGCGATTTTGTTTAATTCTTGTATTAATGATTTTTGAATTCTATTAATTGTTCTTGCGAAACGAATATCCATTAAAGCGAGTGTTTTTCCCTCACCAACCACTTCTTCAAATCCTAAAAATGCTTTAGGTATTCTAAGTGCTGCCAATAATTTCTTTTGAATGTATTCAATATCGGCAATTTCACCTAAATTTTGTGCGCCGGGCAATGTTTCAATTGGATTAGTTTGTGATGGATCTCTTACTGGTATGAAATAATCTTGGTCAACCGCCATTTGATTATATCTCATATCCACTTGACCATTTTTTGGGTCGGCAATTTGGTCTCTTTTGAATTTATTTGCGACACGTTGTACATATGGTTCGATATCCTTATCATCCATATTTCCAACGAAAACTTTAAATACTCTTCTTTCAGGTGCTCTTGATGTTCTGTAAATTAACATTGCATCCTCAGCCAATAGTAATTGTTTCCATATCCTTCTTATCTTATCTAACATGGATGTACCATATGGAAGTTTTCTATCGTCACCTAATAATCTAAAATGGGCAATCTCCCACGCCTGAAATTCTAATTCTTTATTTTTCCATTGAAATCTTAATTCTCTTGATGGAACTTTAACCTCTCTTTGGTTTGGTGTTTTAGATGCTGCTCCCTCTATTCTTTCAATTTCTATATTTGGTAATTGTTGACACCCAATAATACCATTACTCGGATCAATTTTAAGATAAACAAAATTATCACCATACTTACATAAACCTCTGGTCCACATTTGTAGGTTGGTATTTATATCCAATTTATTTACAAATAAATCTTCTAACATATCTTTTACCCTATCTGATTCAGAATAAATTGTTAGTATATCACCCTTTTCAGATAGTGTTGTGGACTCTTCGGCATATATGTCTAAAGCCGCTGAAATCTCAGGAGTAAACTCCATTGATTCATAATCATAGTACGCGGCCAATCTATTTGGTTCATAATATACCGATTGATTATATAATGATTGATCAAGCTTCGTCCATTTATCTGCAATATATTGAGATTGTTGTGCCTGCAATAAGGCTTTTTCAAATTCTTCTTTATTATCCGTCTTTAATAATTCATCTTTCGAAAAATTAAATTTAGGGGCCATTTCAGACTTGTTTGTCTGACCTGGAAACCCGAACATTCTTGTTAATTTTTGAAAAACAGTCAAATTTTTATTAGCCATGTATATAAATAGTTTTCTTTATAATATAAACTTTTAATCTTTAAATAGGAATCTTATTTTGTTCTTGCAAATAACCAAGAAAACTCCTTATATGAATCTTTTGGAACCTTCATTGGGTTATTTTTATGGTATATATCACCATTTGTTTGCATTGAACCTATTGGGTCCAAAGTTGTTCCATAAGAATAAAAAGATTTATTTGTCTCATATGTTCTTTCAGATAAAGTCCATGATTCCATCATCGCAATATTCTTTGAGGTATTTCTCTCCAATTGATTAAAACATAAATCACCAGCGTATAATGCCATTGACATACTCATTATCGCATCATCGTGAGCACCTTTCATGTGATCAGGTCTTCCGTTAATATAAACAAAGGTGTTTAATTCATTTAATAATCTTGTTGAACGAACAGCAAAACCTTTTCTAACCTGTTCCTCAAAAGCCGCAATTATTTGTGTTCTTTTATTATTGAAGTTAATACCTGGAATTTTTTCCATTATCTTTTTGTTATAATCCCAAATATTCTGTGTATTAATACCATCAATATAAAGGTTCTTATAATTCATCTCCTGTAACTTTCTTGATGTTGCAATTCCCATACCACCAGTTATATCAATAACAATAAATGAATTGTATAAGATACCCCATTTATATGCAATTGATGCCAAATCATCTGGTGGTATTTTTCCTATGTATTCTAAAACCTGTTCCCTTTCATCAAAATCTACTATGTTTATTGAAGAAAAATCTTCACTATCACCTCTGCTAACATCGACCCCCATAATATATCTGTGACCAGCAATTGGTTCTTTCCATTGCCACATAGTTCCTTGCATATATTTTTCTTTGGGTTGACGTACTAGATTTTTTGCAATATTTTCCTGAATGTCTCCTGGTATAACTCCATCACCTGAACCTAAGAAATCACATTCCAATTCCTGAGCAATCTTACGTCTATCATATTTGAACTTTTTAGACATAGACTCAAACCAAGATGAATATGGTTTATATCCTTGTTCCTCATATTCTTTATATTTTTCAATATCAAACTCATACATCACAACTTCATCATCATTATATTGTTCTCTATTCAACATATAATGAACAATATCGGTACATTTAACCCATCTTAAATCTTTTGTATAACGAGGGTCTTTAAACCAACGTAAATCGGTAATGTGAAAATCATTCAATCCACGAATTGCTTGGTCATAAACACCGTAATATATTGGGTCATATCCGTTTGGTGTTGAGATTAATATAATTTTACCACCTGTAGATAGAGACGCCATTGATGCCGCCCAAAAATCATCTCCCGCTTCAATATATGCCGCCTCATCAAAAACAAGAATTGTTGGTGTATAACCACGTAATGCATCGGCAGAAGTTGCAACTGCCTTGACCTCACATCCATTATTTAACCTAAATCTACTTTCAGAATTTTTATCAGGATGGAACCCAACATTAATCCATTCTGGCCATTGGTCTAAAAATGACCTAACCTTATTAGCCATCTCGATTGCGGTGTCTCTCTTATTTGCAATTATCAGAACTCTTTCAGGATTTTCGGGTTTTGCGGTTTGTAATTTTTTAGAAATCCAAGCGGCTGTTACAGTAGACACACCCGCCTGTCTATATTTTCTCGTTATGTTTTCATTATAACTTTCATAATCCTGAATTAGTTGGATTTGGTCAGGGAATAATTCTAATGGTACAAACTTTTTTTGTGTATTATCGTATGTTTGTAGGTATGTTTTTAAAGCGTATGGTGCGTCCTTAATTATTTTTGCATACTCTTTAATTTGTTCAATTTTACTATTCATATACTATAAATATAAAAAAAAGGTGGGTAAACCACCTTTTATCGTACTGGAACTAATTCACCACCATCATCTTCATCATCTTCATCATCAGATAAATTGACACCTAAATCATTTAGAAATGACCTCAATTGGTCGTCATCAGTTTCATCTGTAATATCATCTAAATCATTTCTAAAATCATCATCATAATCTTCTTCACCGTTTATAATTCTATTTATATTTTCCATTAATTCATTTAATAATTGTTTACCTCTATTTGTTTTACCAACAACTTCTCTAACTAAAACTAAAAATTGTTTTGCGGGTAATTTGAAAATTTCAGTTAAAAGATAATTTTGTAATTCAATCTTATTTTCGTCGGTTAAAATATCTTCAGGAAATTGGGATCTCATTCTGTCCCAAATCGCAGGACCCAATCTCAAGTCCCACATTTCTTTTTCTAAAGTATCTTCAGATTTTTCTACTTCCTCATAATCCTCATCACCTTCAGGTCTACCTTGTATTGCGAATAATTCTAAAACACCTTTAATTAATTCATGAACTAAAACAGGAAAATTAATACCCCTCGCAATCACCTTTGCTTTACCGTCTGGGTCATCTTCACTTGGTCTTTCAACACTCTCTTTTCCCGCAACACTATTACCACCCATACCTTTAATCTGTTGGTCACTTAATTGCCAATATGTTATATCATTTATTGACATCAATGTTCCATATAAATTCAAAATATTTTGTTCTCCTGTAATTTGTTGCAATCTTTCAGGAACTAAATGGAACATATAATGACCTTTTTTAGATGCTCCTTGAATGATTGCATTTACCATTCTTCTTTTTGCTTTTTCTAAATCTAAAACCTGTAATTCATTAAAAATTTCTATTTCATTGTCAATATCAACTTGTTCGGGGTTTTGTTGATTTTCATCATCTTTATTAAAATCATCGGTATCTATTTCACCCATACCTACAATCTTAGCATCAAATTCAATTGCATCTTCTGGCAAACCCATTTCTTTAATTACCAACTCTATCGCCAATTGTTCTAACTCTTGTTTATGATTTCTTTCTATTTGTACAATTTTGTTGTGTGCATTTAATAAAGTATTTTGTAATGCCATCACACCTTGCATACCAACCTGTGTTGGGGTGTTATCACCCAAGTATCTTCTTAAATTACCAAGAACTTGTTTATATCTTTCGGATGCCAATAATTCTTGGAAATTTTTATTCGGTTCGTTTCCTGTTTTAGGAAGTGGAACTTTTTTAAGAGGAGTATCACCCTGAGCCAGTTTATTTTGTAATGATTGATCTGGTCTATCGGGCGAATCAAAATCCATCGCCATTTCTTTAATGTTATTTTCAATTAAAGATAATAAATTTTTTTTAATAATTTTCATTTTTTATCTTCTTTGAGTGCCTTAGGTTTTGGATTTTTTCCAGGTCCTGGCTTATATGGTGTTTTTGGTTTTGGTTTTGTGCTAGGTCTTGTTTTAGGTTTGGCTGGTGCTGTTTTTGTTCCACCTTCAGCAACTTCTGATTTCTTTATTGATTTATATGACATAAACTCAGGGACACCATTATGTCCTTTTCTTACGTTTGGACCCACCTCGTGTTGTGCCATTTTTGATTGGATTAATTCCATTATTTCATTCTTGGATGTAAAAGAATGATAATTATTCTCCACTAATTTACTGATCCAATTCTTCACCCGAATACTTTCATTTATATCAACTTTAGTTTCTTTGAATTTTGGATTATCAAATTTCTTTTTAGGTAACGGAAATGAAACATCTTTTTTTCCACTATTGATGTCATCAATTGACTTTTTTAATTTATCTAATTTTTCCTCTCCATAACCTAATAACTTTTCACTGTTTTGTGTTTCAGCACTACTCTTCATTCCCTCTTTTTTTGGGTGACCTATTAATTTATCTTTTCCGTCACTCCAAACATCCATTTCATGTCCACCGTATTTTATTGCATCGACTTTTTTATATTTTTTATTAAAAAAACCTTCTTTAACTTCCTTTTTTTTATTTCTGAGATTTTTTAGGTCTGTTGAGTCTATGTCACCGTCTTTGTCTGTGTCCATGGTCTCAGACTGCTTCTTAGTTATTTCTTTTACCTCTTTTTTATCTTTATTTTCTTTTTTATCCTTTTCAGGAAATAACTTTTTCAACTCTTTCTCAATTTCATCTTTTGTTGGTTTTCTACCCAATTTCTCTTCTGCCGTTTTCATTGCGGCAGCAAGACTGAGACCCCATAGAGATTCACTCACATCTTTTTTTCCCTTTTTACCGATATCTT